CAGCAGGTATTCAAATGTGAGAACTGTTTCATTGTGATGACTGAAAATTCTTTGTACGTTGTAGATGCTTCCATTCCTGTCAAGAGAGTAAATCCGCCTACAGAAGACAAGAGTTCTTAAGAGAATGAGTTCCCAAGAAGGTCCTAAATTAGAATTTCCTTGTCCGCATTATATCTTGTATGAACCCTTGAATGATACTGAAACAATCAAGTTTGTTGAACGGTACAAGGAAAAGTTCAGAGATCGTATTGAAGTCGAAGAGATAGATGCGTGTATCCTCTATTCATCAGATATGTTTTCCCAACGATTTTCATCATGGATTTCAGAAATTCCTAAACAAACTGGAAACTTACGTATTATGATTGTATGGCACGCAGAATTTTTAACTTCCGCGTGTCAACAAATGTTGAGACGACAATTAGAGCAAAGATCATTTAGAAATAGAGTATGGTTTCATGTAGAAAATCCATCAGGAATTCAGAGTGCTATTGTAAGCCGTTGTATTACAAAACGGATGCCAACCATAATAAAGACACCAGAATATACAAAGGAATGATCCGTCTCTTCACTGATGGAGCATGTAAATCAAATGGTAAGCGTGGGGCACAGGGGTCCTATGCTTATTATTTTCCGGAAAATCCTGAATGGTCAGGTGCTTTCCGCATTCCTGAAACAGATTCTCAAACTAATAATCGTGGAGAACTTCTTGCTATTCATGCTGGTGTACAAAAAGCCTTGGAAATGACAGACGCATCACAAGCTGAACTACATATCTTTACTGATTCGACATATTCACGAGACTGTTTGACAAAATGGATCCCAGGATGGTTGAAAACACAGTGGAAAACCGCAGCAGGAAAGGACGTTACTCATCGTGATCTCATTGAAGAAACTGCTATGCTTCTGACAAAATTTAAACGTCATCAAATTTCGTATGTACGAGCTCATACGGGTGGTCAAGATGACTTATCTAAGAATAATGACATTGTAGACAAGATGGCTGTACACGTCTTGATTCCTGAAGAAGTAAAGGTAATTTCTACTACTGAATCTCTCTTTCCGGGAATGGACTTCAAAATGATGGGTCCGCCAATAGATCAAGATGTCATCACAAAATGGTGCCTGGAAAACTTAGATAAATTGGATCCCAAACATCTGGAAACAGCCTTGTTTATGGCATTCCAAAAAACAGTTCACAAGATGGGGTATCATGTAGAAAGTCAATTAATTAATAAGAAAAAAGTTGCTCGTCTCACGTCTAAAACGAATATTGTAGAAGGTACTACTATAATTAAGAAAGAATGAGTGTCTATCACTTTTGGTCTAAAACATGTCCGCCATGTCAGAGACTGAAACCAGTATTCGCTGACTTGAAAGAGGATCATCCTAGAATCTCGTGGATTTCTGTAGACATACACGATGACCCAGAAAAACTTCGAGAAAAGTTTGGAGTTACACAAGTTCCAACTCTAGTCTGTGTTACACCAACTGGTGTACACAAACATACAGGCGGAGATGCTATTGGATATTTTAGATTAATGCAGGTGTTCAAGTAAGGGCTACGCATTAATTTTTTCAGTCACTAGCTGACCGTTTTTATATGCTTCACACACAAATTCATCACCTTCTTCAGATTGATCTTTTGAACATTGGGCACCTGTACGAGGTACCAATTTTTGAAAGACTGTGCTTTGCTTAGATCCATCCCATCCTGGTCCAGATAACATGTTCTCACGATTACCCATTCCAGAATTTGTATTTCCTTGTCCTTGAGTATTTTGGAATGGTGTTAACCACCATGCTGTTCCTTTAATAATTGCGTACCCAATACCACCCCACGCAGCGCCTTGAAGTATGGCAAGTGCTCGATATGACGCAGAGTCTACATAATACTGCGAACAACCTGAAGAATAGAATAATCCAATTTGAATCACAAGGAGTAAAGGGGCTGAAACAAGTAAAGAAGTATTTACTGCTAGATCACGCTGAGTAAGTGCCCAAATCAGATAATATGTCAGTACAGTTGTTGAAGCTACTAAGTTCATTGGCATAGCACGATTTTCAAAGCCTTCAAGACCAGGAATCATACACCATCCCGTACCAGGTTGTTCTGGTCCTGTTGCAGCCCATGAACTATGTCCAAACGGTAATCCAAAAACCCAATTCATTGCTACACTCAGAAGCCCAAACAAACTAGCAATAGAATAACGAAAATCCTGCCCAATCATATCAGCAACAAATCCAAACGTGATCAATCCAAACGGAATAAAGTTAACCACTGCAAACAAGAACGCAGAAATACCTACCCAGATACCTGATCCGTATCCATACACAAAATATCCGTAACCTGCTACAACAACAAGTGCTACAACAACTAATGTAGTCAGAATTACTCCTACGTAATCCAATGTATTCCAATTATTAGGATCATTTTCTGACATTCTTATTTATATGTGAGACTTTTCAGAACAAAGTCCTGCTTCTAAACAAATGAGTATCTTCTCTTCACAGACAACTTGGACCGGAATGTGTGCCGGTGCTAATCAGAGTCCTATCCATCTTTCTCAAGGGTCTGCAAAACCATGTAAGGGAACCTGCGACTTAAAAGTTGATGCTACTAATGTGACAACTGGGTATGTTGTTGTCACTGATGAAGGTTTGCTTTTAAGTGGACAATCGCTTGGTTCATGTACATACAATAATATATCCTATAATTGTGATATGTTATTAATCAATCACCCTAGTCATCACACCATTGAAAAGAATTCTAAGGCCGATGGTGAAGTCATTGCTCATTTTAGATCTGCACAAGGAGAAGCTTTACAAGTCTGTGTACAATTTTACGTGAATCCTTCTCCGGGTCCTTCCATAGATTTTTTCAAACAAGTAGTTCCATATGCTAGCACTAATGGCTTGATTCAATTGACTGGATGGTCATTACAGCAAATGATTCCTGATGATGGTTCGTATTACGTGTACGATGGATCTTTTATGGTACCCGGTTGTTGGCCTGCCGAAACAATTGTTTTTAAGTCATCTATAAATATTGATCAGACAGATTTTGCTTTATTAGTCAATAAAGTTACTGCTGGTTCTCGTAGTATTCAAGCTCTAGGAAACCGAGAAATTTTTTATAATGATGGAGCTGATACTGGTTTCTTACCTCACGATAACAAGACATATCTAGTTATGAAACCGTTGAAACCTCAGAAACAGAAAAAGCCTGAAATCTCCAAAGTCGACTTAAAAACTACATCGGCAAGAGAAGCGGCCAAAGAGCCAGGTACAGTAGCAAAGGTTGCTAAACATTTGAATGATAATTGGGATGCTTTCGTTGAAGGATTTTTCTTTGTTTTTTTCACGGGTCTAGTTATACTTGGTCTGAGATACATGTATCCAAAAGTTAACGTATTAACTGGAGTCTACGACTGGGTGAAAAATACTACAGGAAAAAAAGCAACTCTAGTGCCTAAGCCTGCGTCCAGTACTCTTCCTCCTCAACAGTAGAGCCACTTTCAGTTGACTCAATGTCTGCCTTGCGAAGATTCATCTGATACTCGTCTTCACGAATACGACGTCTGATCTTAGACTGAAGTTTGTCTTTCCACTTCTTCGTGTCTCCGGGTGCTGATTGCCACTTGTCTTTGGTAAACAAAGTCCAGTGAGTTCCACCATTTTGTACATGCTGTTCCCATACATCCCGTTCCTTTCGCTTCTCGTAGTAACTACGAGTTACTGCTCTCCAGTCAATAGAAGAAGACCAACGTCTTCCGTTCAAATAGAACTGAGTAACCCAGTTCTTGTAGTCGTTCTGGTCCATGATACCGATGTACGGTTCATAGCTAGGAGCGGCCATTCTTTTTATTAATCACTGAAAAAGAGGACACAAATCCGTTTTTGATTATTGAAAACGGAACTTAACTGGTTGATGATAAAATATACAATGGTCTCTGGAATTGCTGTAGAATCTTCTGGTATTCTAAAAGAATTGTCTGTTCCCATCAAGACTCCTGATGTTCTTTCTTGGTTGAGAAAGAAGTTCAAGAAACCGGGTATGCAATTTCAAGGAAAAATTCAAGATCCAGGAAATCCAGAACGATGGTTATCTGTATTTGGATGTCCAACTGATGATGATGAAGATATTAATCCACACATTCTGCCACCTCCTCTTGAAGATGAAACGTATACTGGAACTATAGTTGTTCTTGCTGTTGGATCTGATCAAGATGATTATGAAAAAGATGCGGCCGAATATCTGAATATCAAGACAGAAGAATACGAAACGTTGTACGCAATGTGGCAAGTTGAAGAATTGGAAGAAGAAGAATCAGATGAAGAATCAGTGGAAGAAGTTGTTCATCGAACTGTGAATCCTGTAATAGTTCAAACTAAAAATGTCTTTGTTGACCATCCATTTCGAGAAAAAGTTGTTTCAAACTTTAAAGAAGTTATTGATATTCCTATCGAAGAAGAAATCTTGAAAGCTGTAGTTGATTATTCTAAGACTAATGGTATTGATGTAGATTGGAATAACAAAGTGTTTTGGAACACGTATCGCAGTAAGTCTGTAACAGTTTATCGAAATATTGATTTGTGGAAAGATCGTCTTCTTGATGGATTTGATATCAGAACATTTGTCAGAATGTCTGCCCAAGATGCTTGCCCTGAGCGATGGCTTGATACATATGAGAAGACTGCTGAAAAGGATAAGAAGTTGTACTCGAAGTCGATGACAGCTTCTATCATGATGTTCTGCTCTCGTTGTAAAAAGACGACCGGATGCGAATATTATCAGCTACAAACACGTTCGGCAGATGAACCTATGACTACCTTTGTTACATGTCTGGAATGTGATAAGAAATGGAAGTTTTAAACAACACGTATGGTAACTCGCGATTCTGGTTCTACAGGGGATGGCATATGCGTCTGGCCTCTAAAAACATCAATTTTATGTAGACCATTGACTTCTGTAGGTAATGCAATTCCTTGTGTTCCTTTAAACTTTTTATTAAATTCATCAATAATTTCTTGGGGACAGTTAGGAGTAGTTTCTGCCATACGTTCCATTGTTTCACGAACATGGCACAAAATAGTTTCAGCACTTGTTCGTTCATCTCGTGGTAAACTTAATTCAATAGATATTTTAGAAGAGATTTTTGCATAGTTTAAGTGAGCGATACGATGAGCTTCTGATCGTTTAGCATACGCAAAAAATCCTCCTAAAGTATTCAAGATTCCTACACTGATAGAAACAAGTCCAATTGCGATTGACGATGCCGGCGATGTTCCGCCAAATAAAGTATCAGAACCAACTGATGCTGTTCCGGCTAATGTAGACAAAACAATAACTGGAACTTGAATGAACGTATTATAACGAGAAAGAAGGATTTCAGCACGAGTGTGTAACCACGCAAGACCTCTACATCGTTCTCCTTCTTGTGCTAGAATATCTTCTAATTGAGTAGACCATTCAATAATTATTTCATCATTCTTTTCTGACATTTATAAATCTATGATAAAAACAATGGTGTGGGTCTACGATGATCCTGTAAAAGATCCGTACGAAAAGAAGATGTACAAAATTCTTTTTAAACTCTTTCGCAATAAAGATGTTGCTCATCGAGGTGCTCGTAACTTAGGCTTATTCAAGTTTATGTCTCATAATAAATTTGAGTCGCCGTCAGAATTGAGACGCAATATTCTTTTACATGATAAACCTTTATTTAAACCTGGCGATGCTAAAGCCGTCTGGGAATTTTTTAGGCAAAAAGGCGGTGCTCTGTCTCCAGAACAGTTGAGCCCTAACGAAGATGGATTGAAACAGTTAGCAGAACAAGAACCTCTTCAACAAGAGCCACAACAAGAAGGATCGTATCAAAACGCAGAACCTGCTCAAGCAGAAGATACTTCAGGATCAGCGTATGATGCTATTGTTAATCGGTGGTTGAAATTTTGGTTTGCATTGACACCCACATTCCTACAAGATCCAATTAATATGATTAGTCCATTTTTGTATCCTTTGAAAACGTTGGAATCTATTCCAGTATATGGTGACACTTTAGCATTGGCAGTTGATGTTGTTGCCCAGATGAATAAAAATGCAGCAAAAATGGCTCAGATGTACACACCCATGATTATGGGATTTCTTCCAATTCCTGAAGCGTCTACAGTAGGTATTGTAGTTGGCTATATGATTTCTACGATGTTCATCTTTTTTAATATGATTATTTTTACAACTCGTCATCATTTTGGTGAAGCTTTTAAACAATCTTTGGCTCTCATTCCTTTCGTTGGAATGGCTCTTGAAAATTTTGCTGATTCTGGTGATGGATTATTAGGACGATACGGAAAAGCTCGTTTAAGAATTATTGATCAACTCAATGAATCTGGTATTTTTTCATGGTTAGGATGGTTGATTACATGGATAACAGTTGATCCTTTTTATCAAGGTGATCCTGAAGAAGATGCTGAATGGCTAAAAGGTATGGCCGGAAAACATTTTGAAGATGCTAAAGCATATAGTTCTGAATTGTACAATAATGTTCAAGAAAATTTAAACAATCCAGAAAAACGAGCTGAAACGATGAATATGTTTAAACAACGTGCTCAAGAACTCAAACAGCGCGCACAAGAAAGTATCGAACAAGCTAAGAATTCTCAGTTAGCACAAACCGTAAAAGATTCAACATCTAAAGGTCTTGCTTCCCTAGGAGACGCTGTAGCACCTCCTCCACCAACATTATCACAAAAATTTAGTCGTGGTATAGGTCTTTCAAAAGAAGGAACCGTGGAAAAAATGAGACGCAAGGCAAGTGAAAGATTAAAATCCATGGGAACAGTCCCACAAGCAGAAGAAGATCCTTCTGGTGGTAAACGATTTTCGAAGATTCGACATCATAAAGCTAAATGGCGAACCCAGAAATTAAGGAGGTAATTCGCTCATGGGTACGTCTAGATGATGAAAACAGAACATTGGCTGTTCGCCAGAAAGCTATTCGTGATGAAAAAAATAGACTGTCTCAAGAGATTCTGGAATTTATGAGATCTAATGAAGTTGATAATTTTAATCTGGAAGGAACTGGAATGGGAACAATTTCTAGATCTACAAGAACCTCTAAACCTCCTCTACGTCGTGATCAAATTAGAACTCAACTTCTTCTCCAGTTTTCTGATCAACCGCAAAGAGTAGCTGAAGCTCTGCGCGCAATTGAGGGTGTACACGAAGGTGATGATATGTCTATTGTAGGAACGAAAAAAGAACTACTTTCTCGCCGTCTTCCTAGAACGTCTACTCTTTCTATGACGTGATTTACGTCTTCTTCCTCCTCGTTTTTCAACTTCTCTGACCTTCTGCATAGGATATTCGTCTTCTAGCGTTTTTAGCTCAAAGATATACACAGGCGAAGGTCTCTGGCTTGTCGTGTGAAGCTGGTCTCTTGCTTTAGAGCCCATTTTTTCGTACATTCCAAGGTACTCTGGCGGGTTTACTGCTATACCCTTAGACTCCACCAGCTCATAATATTTTCCTACTGTTGCGTAATACACTTTGACAGTTGCCATTTATTTAGAGCGTAGTTTTTTCAGAGCTTCAGATGCTGCTATTTGTTCTGCTTGTTTTTTTGTTGGAGCTGTTCCACACCCAAGAGTTTTTCCTCCTCCGATAACAGCCATTGTGTATCCATTCTCTTCAGAAATCATTTTGTACGTCGGAGTATATTTCTGTACAGCTTGACACCATTTTTGTAGTTGATCTTTATAATTGGTATCATTCAGAAGAATTTTAGGGATATCAATATATCGTTCAATGAGACATACAATGAATGTATACACAGTTTCAAATGAATACCCAGAATCTATCCATAAAGCTCCTACAAACGCTTCCAAAATATCACCTAATTTTTTAGTATTTTGTCGACCAGCACAAGAATCTTCATTATGACGTGAAATAATATAAAATTGGTCCAGACCTATTTTTTGAGTCAGACATCCTAACATAGCATTACAAACAATTTCTTTACGCAAAGTAGTAAGAAATCCTTCTTGCTGTGTAGGAAACCGTTTAGAAAGATATGTTGAAACTGTGACACCCAATACTGAATCACCGAGATGTTCTAATCTCTCGTACGATGATTCAAATAAGTCTAGACAACCGGGAGGTTTTTCTGAAAGAATAGCTTTTTCTCCTGTAGGTGTTGTATAATCTGTTCTTCTGACATACGAAGAATGAACCATTGCAGTCTGAAATACCGATAAATTTTTAGGTGTATACATACATTTATGTTTACTCAAGATGGTGTACACATCTTCTTGAGTAAACAGGACATTTTTAGCATTATACGGGTTATATTCCATTTGTAAAAAATCCAGATGGATTTGAATGGATCCGTTTTCTGTTTAATCCCGGTGCGTCCAGGATATTCTCCAGTCCGTAACACGAGAACGTTGATCAGATGCTCGAACAATGAAGTTGAAGCAATCTGTTGGATCTAGTTCTTGAGTTGAGTTCCAATAGGAAACAATGTCAGTACGAAGGTCGGCCTTTGATAGGTACCACGAACTTTTCCATGATCCTGGAGGATCAACTTTGAATGTTGCTCCTTGATGCTGGAAATTCCGAACTGTAGCAAACTCGGGAGTCTTCATCAGATCCACGATTTGCGTCTCAAGACCCTTGCGAATCTCACGTTCATTTTGAACTTCACGGTTCTTCTGCTCAATGAGCGTCTGAACCCGCGAATACTCGCTAGCAAGTCTGCGAAGATTGTCCATTCTTTTTTATGGAAAAAAAGACTGTCAAAACAATCCGTTTTTTAATGTAGAGCATTCCATGTTTCCACCCACCCAAGAACAGCAGAATCTAGTTCTATCATAAGCTGTGGTAGACGAACACTGTTTGCTGTCTGGAGTTCGTTAATCATACACTTAATGAGCCTAGAAGCTCCCTCCAAATTTTCCAGCAAGTACTGGTTCAGATTCTCCTTGTAGCCATAGTCTATTACTTCAACTTGAAGTTGTCGAGCTGTGATATAGCACATACATGTATTATACATGTCCATCTTTTGAAGATTTTATACCATATTCTTTAAAATCCGTTTCCAAAAACAAAAATTACTCTAGTTTCCCTTTATTCTTTTTGGTTGAATGCCCTACCCTGCGCATTTCAACTGTGATCGGGCTAGCCCCAACCTCCATAACTTTTTTCACTTCGTATGTCTACTCCGCGTATTTCTCATTATATCCCTCCTACGCCCCCTCCCGCGTATACCATAGTCACCTTGTGTGACTTCTGCTAGTTTCTACCTTTATTATTTTCATTCTTTTCCGTTGCCTTCTTTTCTTTACTCACTTTTTATCTAACCTTGTTTCCCTCTTAGAATCCATCAACTCTAAGAATGCTGTGCACCTCCTCGCACAAACACTGTCGAATCACTATAATCTAAATGTTTTCCACGCATTTAGACTATATGTTCGTCCGTCGTATGATACCTTTGCAACGGGTACCATCCTGAATCCTCTTTAAAAGTCCACGTCTGTTTTCAAACGCCTTATGTACATGTTCGCTACTCTATAATCAGTGTAGTGTTCGTGTATTTTATCTCGTTTAAGCATATTCGTGGACTCTTTCTAAGAATCCCAATAACTACTATTCTGTAAAAAAAGAATCCGTTTTACGAAAAACCCTTTCCCTTGCGGGTTTGCCTGCTCGTAGGAGCTTGTGGCAAATGTTAAGTGACTGATCTATCCAATTCCTCCAATTCGATTATCGTTTGTACTTATTTGTAAAGGCTAAATGTCTGCAAAGCCTGGCCTGAGACATTTTCGTTCGCATTTTTATAACCTGGGTATGCTGTAACATCATCCAGGTCCTTCTCGGTCTACACTGTTAGAGACCAAGGGGGTTCGCTCATTCCCCGCTAACTGTTTTTCTGTAAAAAAAGAATCCGTTTTAAACATTAAACTTCTGTTTAAATGTTTTTAAATTTTTGCGTATAGATGTAGAATCACCCCATAAGATCCACCTACTCAGGGCACCGGCAGTATCCGGTTGTGACCATTTTTCACCCATACCGGAATGACGTTTCAGGTACCGAGAACGTCGTTTCGTATCCTTATGCTTCGTAAAATCAGACATTCCACGAGCTCCAAATGGTACTACTTTTTCTTTGCCGTTATCTTTCACAAAAACAGCATCCCATTTCTTTTCAGGTCGATGCGATCTTCGCAAAGTTTTCAAACGCATTTATTTATCCTTATATATAAGATTTGAAATCCATGTTGGAAGTATTCCTATCAAAAAATCACTGGTATAACCACATTGATATACACCATTTGCCATTAAATATCCCTTATTTGAAAAAGCTTTTGCTAAACCAGCTTTCACAAAATCAGCATCAAGTTCACGAAAATTCTTGAAAAAAGCTCCAACAATAGAGAATTCAGAAACGATAATAAAGAGAAGAACAATCGTATTTGTCAATAGAAGATCAACAATATTCAATCCACAATAATATGCTAATCCGATTCCAGCAGATAAGAATCCAAATCCTACTAATTCACATGTTAGATATGTATTAAGTTTAATTCTTGAATTGGCCTCTACAGTATCATCAAAAAAAGTAGTAACATCGGAATTTGATTTCAAAATATCAAAAGCAGTATTTACAGACTGTGTTAAATTTTGTGTAGAGTTTATAGAGTTTAATAATGCCACATCTAGAAATTCAGGCTGTACAATATCAAATAAATCAGAGATTACTGAATAAGATTGTAATGGAGCTACATATTCAAAGTAAAATATAGGTAGAAAAAATAGAAAGAAAGCGGTATGTACTAAAACTTCTACCCAAAACATCCTTATAACTATAATGGAAGATATACCTGTTATAGTTCCACAGGTTCCACCGGAGCCTGTTTATGCAAAAGCATTGATTAACGGATTTGGAGCAACAATAATTCTTTGGACATTTTGGATGCCGTTTATTATTGGATTTGCTAGGCCGTTAGTAAATGCTCAAATTAAAGGATTTGTATGTGAAATTGAACATCTTGCAGTTCGGTCTTCTGATAATTCAAATTGGTTATTTAATTATTTAATGGCACTTGTAGCATCAAATGTTATAACATATCAACAAATGGAGGAGATTTTAGCAAATCAAAATGGACCACCAATTGATAATACTGTGGCATTGAACGTCATACAACAAAATCCTCAAAAAAATATTGATGAAAATACATTAATTATTATTTTGTTTGTGGTGACTTATTTTTTAGTTATGATCTGTTGTGCTATAGGAATTTATAGTCTTTCTAGCTGGTTTTCAATTGATTTAGGTCCCTTGTACAAATTTAATGCTGTTATGGCTCTGATTATTATCGCAATTGAAGCTATATTTTTTGGTGTAGTTGCTATGTCGTACATTCCATTCGATATTAATTTGATCATTGAACAATTACAATTTAAATTAGATTCATATTTATCTAATATTGGAAGTCAACAACTCATAGATCCAAACCTACCACCTATACAACCCATACCAAAACCAGCTTGTCAATTTCAGGCTGCACCTCTACAAGATTACTTTATTGGAGGATGGATTCAACCGACTACAAGTTTTGGAACTTTAGATGAAGCTAAGCAAAGATGTATTTTAAATTCACAATGTGTTGGTGTAACACAACCTGCAAATTATCTAGGATCTTATATTTTGACATCAACTCGTAATAAATATGTAGAACCTCCAGGATCGGGATATCACAATAAAGGTTCAACGTCTTGGCTCTTAAATGAGTGTAGATAATAAATGCACGAGTGGTGTGATACTGTAGTAGAAATGTCAGATTGTGAACCTCATAATGCTAAACATATAAAAAAGATTTGTCATCATGTGTTTCGTTACATGTGTACACATAAATTCAAGGATGACCGAAAGTTTCGTGATCGTCGAGGTGTAGAATATGATGTTTTTCTAGAATCTTTAGCTTCTTATCCGCCAGATATTGTACACGGTATTCTAGATTATCCTGGATTTCTAGAAAAGACTCATCAAGTTGCTCATAAACACAAGTCGAAAACGAATCGATCTAAAGATTAGGCTTATTATAATAAGAATGGGCGATACAATTATTGGTGTCCAATTTGGCATTGCCAACCCTGATGACATCCTTTCTAGGAGTGTTGTCGAAGTCAAGACTGATAAAACGTATCAAGGAGATGTACCTGCTGTAGGTGGTGTCTTTGATCCGAGATTTGGTGTTACTGAACAAGGTAAAGCATGTCCTACATGCAAGCAGACCCATCTGCTATGTCCCGGACATTTTGGACACATTCGTCTAGCTCGTCCTGTGTACCTCTATCAATTTATTGAAGTTATTCAAAAAGTATTGGCTGTAGTCTGTATTTCCTGTAGCAATCCTTATTTGCCCGATGATTATTTGGAAGATCTGGAAAAGACGTATAAAGGAACTCAACGTTTTAACGCTGTTCGTGAAGCTACTACTACCTACAAAGAACGTGATTTGAAAGAATCTTCTTCTTGTGGCCATTGTGGATCTCAACTTATTAAAAAAGTAGCACGTGCTGATGGAAATGTCACTGCCCTCCAAGCCGTAACCTACAAAGATGATTCTGAACCTTTTCGTCTACAACCTGAACTTGTGTTGCGCTGTTTCCAACGTATTACTGATAGACATATTGATCTTATTGGATTTAATCCTAAATTTTCACGACCGGATTGGATGATGTGTACAGTTTTGGCTGTTCCTCCGCTGACTGTACGTCCTTCCGTAGTAATGGAAGATAATCAGAGATCTGAAGATGATCTGACCCATAAGTTGATCGACATCATTCGCCAAAATAATGCTCTTCGTGACAAGATTGACAAGGGTGAATCTGGTGACATTATTAACAAGTTTACTGATCTGCTACAAATCCATGTAGCTACCTATGTGGATAACGATATCAAAGGTATGCCTCCGGCCGCTCAACGTTCTGGTCGTCCCCTGAAAACACTGAAAGCACGTTTCGGAGCAAAAGATGGACGTGTACGTGGAAATCTGATGGGTAAACGTGTAGACTTCTCAGCACGTTCTGTTATTACTCCTGATCCTAATATTGATGTGGATCAGTTGGGTGTTCCTGAAGAAATCGCAAGTAATCTAACTTTCCCTGAAATTGTAACTAAATTTAATCGTGATCGTCTACTGTTGTATGTCCGCAATGGTCCTGAAAAATATCCAGGAGCTAAAACTGTAGAATTCAAAACTGATGGACGTCGTATGCATCTAGGATTTCTAAATCGTGAAACTGTAGATCTCAAAGAAGGAGACATTGTACATCGTCATCTTGTAGATGATGACGTGGTTCTATTCAATCGTCAACCTTCTCTCCACAAAATGTCTATGATGTGTCATCGTATTCGTGTTCTACCTTACTCCACTTTCCGTCTAAACGTTTCGGCAACCAAACCTTACAACGCTGATTTTGATGGTGACGAAATGAATATGCACGTTCCTCAAAGTGTTACATCAGCTACTGAACTGAAAATGATCGCATCTCTGCTTCGACAAATCATTTCTCCTCGTACTTCTGAACCTATTATTCAATTGTTTCAAGATACGTTGACCGGTGTATTCCGTATTTCTGATGACTCAGTTGCTGTTCCTGAACATCTGGCAATGAATATGATGGCTCGTATGAAACGTCCTCTAGAATCTTTTAAGAGAATAGATAAACCTGTTTCAGGAAAGGATATTATTTCTACTGCATTTCCTCTCATCAATTTCAAAGCAGGATCTGTGGAAGTAAAAGATGGACGAGTCGTTTCAGGACGTCTTAACAAGGGTGCTTTTAGCAAAGCTTCCAAGGGTATTATTCATAATATCTTCAATGATTTTGGTCATGAACGTGCTGGTGAGTTCATCAACTCTGTACAAAATGTCGTAACTAAATTTAATTTGTTCTCTGGATTTTCAACTGGTCCTTCTGATTTGATTGCGAATGTGGAAACAGCAAAGACAATTGAAGGTGCTCTACAAAAAGGTAAAGAAGAAGTCGCTCGTATTCTGTCAGATATGCATTCAGGAAGATTCGTGAATAATGAAGGTAGGTCAAATGGTGAAGAACTAGAATTGCGTATTACAAGAGCATTAGGTGATATTAATACAACTATTGGCAATGAATCAATTAAAAGTTTGGATCCGCAAAATAGAATGCTTCAAATGACTTCGAAAGGTGCTGGATCAAAAGGTTCTGAACTAAACATTACTCAGATGATGGCCTTGCTTGGTCAACAGATTGTCGATGGTAAACGTATTCAGTACACTATGGACAATCGTACTCTGCCTCATTTTGCTAAATTTGATGATGGTCCTGAATCTCGTGGATTCGTTGAAAATTCATTCATTTCAGGAATTCGTCCAACTGAATTCTTCTTTCACGCTATGGGTGGACGTGAAGGTCTGATTGATACAGCTGTAAAAACTTCCGATACTGGTTACATTCAGCGTAAACTTGTGAAACTCATGGAAGATATTCACGTTGATCAAGATCATACTGTTCGTGATATCAACGGATGTATTGTTCAGTTCACGTATTCTGAAGATGGTATTGATTCAACTTGTGTAGAAAATCATGATTGTGACTTAGCTGTATTAACTATGGAACAGGTGTACGCTTCCTTTGCATGTACTCGTGATGAGTATAAGGCAGTATGTACAGATGTTTCTGAAGAACCTCCAGATCTAATTGAACAAATTCTGGAAGATCGTCGTATTCTTGTTCATCATGTATTTCGTTACCAGAACAAGACTGAAATTCGCGGTCCTGTCCATCTTGTCCGATTGATTTCCAAATATCGTAATCCCTATTCTGTAAAAACTGATCTGTCTCCTGAATATGTCGTCTCAGAACTAGAAAAACTATGTAAGACTCAGTTTATTCAATCAAATAAACTCTTTCATATTCTTCTACGATTCTTTCTTGCTCCACGCAAGTCTATTATTCTGTACAGACTATCAAAAGAACTATTTGATGAACTTGTATCCGAAATCAAGTATAAGTATATTCAGTCTCTAGTTCATCCTGGTGAGATGGTAGGTCCTTTGGCCGCTCAATCTATTGGCGAACCTACTACCCAGCTTACTTTGAATACTTTCCACACTGCAGGTACTACGAAAGCAAATGCTACTCAAGGTGTTCCTCGTATTCGTGAACTTTTAGATGTATCTGAAAATCCTAAGAATCCGTCAAATGTAATTTATCTCAAACCTGAACTTTCTTTGTCCCAAGCTAATGCTCTGAGTGCTATGAAGATGATCCAGAAAACTACTTTGCGAGATATCACAAAATCCGTTCGTATTTATTATGATCCTAATCCTGTATCATCAGATACTGCAGTTCAAGAAGATCGTGAAATCCTAAAAGATTTTGAAAAGTTTTCATTGACTCAGAGTACATGTGTATCTCCATGGATTATGCGTTTGGAACTAGATGATCAGAAAATTGCTGAACGTCGTGTAATTGATATGACATTGATCCAATCTCGTATTGAAAATAATAAAGTTCTGAAAGTATTTGATTGTGTACATTCTGATGTGAATGCTCAAAAACTTGTTTTGCGCATTACATTTGGTATTGATGTTATCAAAAACGCCTTGTCGCTCAGATTTGTTGAAGATAAACTGCTTGACACTATTCTGACTGGAGTTGATGGAATTGGTCGTGTATTCCCTCGTGAAGTTAATGATGAATTGGTGTATGATGAAAAGGTTGGCGGTTATCGTCCTATGAAACAACATGTTTTGGACTCAGAAGGATCTAATTTGCTAGAACTGTTCACTAAAGAAAATGTTGATGCTACTCGTACATTCTCTGATGTTATTCATGAAGTGCTTGACGTATTCGGTATCGAAACGGCTCGCATGACATTGTACGAAGAACTGATGAAAGTTTTCGTTACAGAATATATTAATTATCATCATGTATGTCTGCTCGTTGATGCTATGACTTATCATGGCCATTTTGTAGAAATTAATCGATTCGGTATGTCCAAACTTGATAACGGTGTTCTTGCTAAATCTTCTTTTGAACAGACTTCAAAGATCTTGTTTGAAGCTGCCGTATCAGGAGAATTTGATACTATGCGTGGTGTTTCTGCCAACATTATGTTTGGACAAGTTCCTCCTTGTGGTACTGGATTCGTAGATATTCTTGTTGATGAATCAAGAATGCCTGAAGGTGATGATGAAGTTGATGTTTCTGAAGCTGATCTGAAACACGCGAATGAACTTGTACAATCTCAAGAAGAGAAAGATAAAGCAGAAGGTGAATGTCGTCTAGAAGATATCGTGATGGCTTGGTAATTTATTCAAAATATTTACCATTTCTTAGAGTAAATTTTTACCTTAAGAAATGGGTTTCCCCTTTATTTACGAAGATATGGGAATTGTACATAAAACTCTTCACGCTTTTGAATAGCCTCATCAAGTTTTTGCTGAATTGTAAACTTTTTTGATGATGTACCTTTCCATTTAATTTTCTCTGTTTTCAAATCGATACCAAATCTATCACCGTGAGCACCATTTGCTTTAACGTACCAAATATGTGCCGGAATAGACGTAATTCCTTCAGGAAGAGGTGCTGTACGTTTTCTTCCTTTTTGATTCAAATTTTGTTGTGTTTGTGTAACTAGTCGCAAGTTTTCTTTACGATTATCCAGACCATCGCGATTAATATGATCAATTGACATTTTGGCACCTTTCCCTGGAAACACGATATTATTCATAATAAAATTATGTAGGTATACAAATTTTCTCACACCATTTATTACGATATGACAAGATATATAATACCCATTTGAAGCACTACACCACTGTCTTGCCTGAACTCTTTCTAGATCATCTTTATCAATTTTAAACTTTACATGATTTCCCTTTGAAGTTAATGTCCCTTCAATATAATCATCAACTTCAGTATATACTATAGGAATGCCTTTTACTCCACCTCCAAGTTTTCTTTTTCTGCCTTCATTCTCACCAGGAATATGAGTCATTGCTTGTGTCTCATATTGTTGGTTATTGTTTGTTTCCATTTTTATTGTATAAAAGTTAGTACCGTGTAAATCACTGGGTGGGAGCTTAGTTCGAATAAGCTAAACCACCCATACCAGACATCACACGAAGCACGTTGTAGTTCAGAGCGTACACACGAACCTGGGCAGTGGTCTGTGCTTGTACAGTGTTGACGGACACAGTGAGCTGTAGAGTGGCCTTATCAATACGAGAAAAGTTACAAGTGCCAGAAGGCTGGTGTTCTTCAGGGCGTAGAGCAAAGCTGTACACGTTGATACCCGTGGAAGGAGTACGGGTGTGGTGCTGGTAAGGCTGTACGCGATCGAAGTAAGAACCTTCGCGATCCGTGAAACGATCTTGGCCGTTGAGCTGTAGCTTGGCAACTTCTACAGGGTTCTTGCCTTCACAACGTACACCAGATGCTAAGATCACCTTGGCGAGCAGGTAGTTTACGCTGGAATCAAACATATCACCCATGCCGTCAGCACCATCGTCAGATACTGCACCAGGGTAAGTTCCACCACCGTTGGCTAAGTTTCCTCCAAGAGGACGAGTAACACCTCCACTAGAACTAGTTGCTGCATTTGCGGCTGCACCTCTACCTCCACCTCCAGCACGACCTAGCAGAGACATGATCGTGCCTTCCGTAGAGAAGTCATCGGAGTAGTTAAAAGGCTGTTGGCCACCCACAGCGGATAGCCAAGAAGGGTTAGAGCAATCTACGAAAGAATCACGCTGTACTACCCATAGAAGTTCCTTTACAGGGTGGTTAAAGTTGAGCTGGATCTTGTTGGAAGAAGAGGTGA